CGATACATTTCCACAAAAGAAGATTGATTGAAGATCAAGACCTTTATGTCCGTGAGGGCGACTTTGTTTTATATGGCGATTATTATTACGAGATTGTAAGCACTGAATGGGCAAGACAATTGTTTGGACAGATTGATCATACATTTGAAATCGTAGCTACAGCATACTATTCAAGAGAGGGACTATTCGATGCCACCTGATTACTCAGACAACCCAAAAAAACAAGAACTTGCTTCATTAAAAGAGTTAGAGATTCAGCCATCAACTATTGAGACAATCGACCGCGCCTTGTTTGAATATATTGACGACGAGCTTAACATCTTCTGTAGTACAAACAAAGGTTTTAAAAAAGTGCCTTTTATCTGGGCAGGCGCTGAACGTGCTTTTCAAATTAAACATAATAGAGAACTTCGCGATGTTAACGGGTGGCTTATCTACCCTATAATGTCGATTGAGCGCACAGGTATTACAAAAGACCTTGCAAAGCGTGGTGCCTATTATGCAGCAACAATGAATGCGCCTGATAATAAAGGTGGCTCGATGACTGTTGCAAGAACAATCAAGCAGGACAAAACAGCAAACTTTGCAAATGCTGATTCAAAAAAACTAGTTTTAGATGGCATAGGCACTAATCAGAACAACTTCCCAAGAAAGAACGAAAAAGTAGTTTATGAAACAATCACGGTTCCGATACCAGTTTATCTTGAGGTTACTTATACATTAACAGTGATGTCAGAATACCAACAACAGATTAACGAAATAATTACACCCTTCATGACTAAGACTGGTGCTGTAAATTACTTTGTAATTGAAAAGGACAATCATCGTTTTGAAGTGTTTATTGACTCGGATTACACACTAAATAATAACGCTTCGTCATTGCTCGAAGATGCCCGAGGTTATGAGACTGAAATTAGTTTTAGAGTTATTGGATATATCATTGGAGCCGACAAAAACGAAGAGCGCCCCAAGATTGTACGCAGAGAAAACGCCGTTGAAGTAAAGATTCCAAGAGAGCATGTAATCTTGGGAGATATGCCCGAACATGTTCATGTCAGCGGCAATGTTCCTTTTTATCGGTCATAAAGTTATATTTAGGACTTTCGTCAATTTATTAACTATTTATTAACGATAATCAGAATATTTTTATTCATACGATATTGAAGAGCGACAAGGAGACACTTCATAATGTCAGTTAAATCTTTTAAGTTTATTTCACCCGGTATTTTCATCAACGAAATCGACGATTCCCAATTACCCGCCACCCCAGATGAGGTCGGTCCAGTGGTTATTGGACGAACAGAGCGAGGACCAGGAATGCGCCCTGTTAAAGTTAATTCTTTTTCAGAGTATGTGGAAATTTTTGGTAACCCCATTCCTGGCGGAGCCGGTGGCGATGTATGGCGAGATGGTAATTATACCGCACCAACTTATGCTGCATACGCAGCGCAAGCTTACTTGCGTAACAGCAATGCTACAACCATCGTTCGTCTCCTTGGTGGACAAAGCTCACAAGTTGCTGATGGTGGAGCAGGTGAGGCAGGTTTCGAAACCTCTGGTTCTAATATGGCTGACAAAGCCAACAACGGCGGCGCTTATGGTTTATTTATGTTTCCATCTGCATCGTTTGATACACCTGTTACTGGTGTTCTTGCAGCCGTTTGGTATCTTAATGAAGGCACAATTGAGCTTTCTGGCACAGTTAGAAACAGCACTACAATTGCAACTGGTTCTGCCGTCTTAATGAAAGACTTAAATGCTGCTGGTGTTACAGGTGCCGGAACAAAGGAATTTAAAGTCCTTATTAAGTCAGCGGCTACAGATCCAGCCACCCAAACAGTTTTACACGAAACATCATTCAACTTTGATCGTTCAAGTTCAAAATATATCCGAAAAGTGTTTAACACAAATCCAACACTTATTAACAGTGATATTACAAGAACAGCACAAGCAGAGGTTTACTGGCTTGGACCAACCTATGAAAGAGAAGTGGCTGACAACATAACCACTGGAGAAACTTTTGGTATTATCCTTGGTTTAGACAGCGGCTCTAGCAACGCTGCCAATTTCCGCTTTGGATTCCGAGCAGCACAGACTCCTTGGTTTATCTCTCAACATCTCCAGTCTGCTTACTCCGGCTTTGATGCCAACAACATGACAAAGCTGTTTAAATTTCACACACTTGATTCTGGCGATGATCAACAGAGAAGAGTTAAGATTTCTATTAGTGGGATTAAGGCTTCAACAACTGAGCTTGATCCTTATGGCTCTTTTAATGTCGAAGTTCGCGATGTTAAAGATAGCGACAATACACCAATAATCTTAGAAAGATTCACTTCTGTTAACCTTAACCCTAATCATCCAAAATATATTGGAAGAGTTATTGGTGATCAATACCTCGTGTGGGACGACACTCAACGTCGTTATCGCACATACGGAAACTATCAAAATAATTCAGCCATTATTCGCGTTGAAGTAAATGAAGATGTTGAAGCCGCAGCCACTGATGCAAGACTTCTTCCGTTCGGATCTTTCGGTCCAGTTCGATTCAAGAACTGGGGAACAGTTCTCTCCGGTAGTGACACTCCTGCTGATACTTATGTTACAGGTGCCTCTGGCATCTCACATCCATTCCTTCATGGTAATCATAACCCGTTCTGGTTTGTCCAAGATGGCACAAGTACCGATGGTCATTTCACTGGAACATTAAATTATCCAGCAATTCCGTTAAGAGTCAGCGCTTCCGATGGGGATATACCAGATCCAACAGATGCTTATTTTGGTGTCGATACTTCACAAAATGGTAATAATCGTTTTGAAAGCAGTTACATTGATATTGTTAGAGCACTGCCAAATTCCGCAGATGCTTTTGCGGTCGGAGCCGGAACTGAAAGATCTTATATCTTTACCCTTGACGACCTGAAGTCCTCTAATGGTGGAGCCGCTGGTGAGGTTGCAGTTTATTCATCTGGCTCGCGTGTAGCAGGAACATCTTTTACAGCGACCAGCGGAACCTATGAACAAGTTCTCGATATGGGTTACAACCGATTCACTGTTCCACTCGTTGGTGGATTTGATGGGCTCGATATAAGAGAAAAAGAGCCATTTAACAATACCGACCTTGCAGGCGGAGCCGACACAACAAACTACGCTTATTATAGTGTGAGACGCGCTCTTGATACAATTGCAGATCCAGAGTCTTGTGAAATGAACCTCTTGACGGTTCCCGGTATCTATAACTCTGCCTTGACTGCCAAGGTTCTTGAGATCTGTGAGAAAAGAGGTGATGCACTTGGTCTTATTGACATTGATAGTGGATATGTGCCACAAACTGAGAACACAAGTGATCAGCAAACTAACGCTGGCACCGTGGCAACCGCAGTCTCTAACTTAAGAGCGAGACAGCTTAACAGCAGTTATGGTGCTTGTTACTATCCTTGGGTCCAAATCCAAGACACAATCAGCGACTCGCTCGTATTCGTACCGCCTTCAGTTGTTGCTCTTGGAACATTCTCAAGCGCACAGAGAAATTCAGAACTTTGGTTTGCTCCAGCCGGATTTACACGCGGCGGTTTGACAGAGGGCTCTGCTGGTATCCCGGTCATTCAAACTCGCGCTCGCTTGAACTCCAAGGAACGTGATGATCTCTATGAGGCAAACATTAATCCGATTGCCACATTCCCAGCAGAGGGTATTGTAATCTTCGGTCAAAAAACCCTTCAGGTTACCCCTTCCGCGCTTGACCGAATCAATGTTCGTCGTCTCATGATTTTTGTAAAGAAAGAAATTTCTCGAATCGCTGCGACAATCTTGTTTGACCAGAACGTCCCAGCAACTTGGAACCGCTTCTTATCAAAGGTTGATCCTTTCCTCCGAAGTGTCCAGTCCCGCCTTGGCTTGACCGACTACCGCGTCATTCTCGACGAGTCCACCACGACTCCAGAGTTGATTGATAGAAACATCATGTACGCCAAGATCTTCCTGAAGCCTGCACGAGCGATTGAATACATTGCTCTTGATTTTGTTATCACAAATACCGGCGCAGGTTTTGAGGATTAATAAATAAAGCACTATATACTACAACAGGAGACTAACAAATAATGCCAATTCAGAAATCCAATTTTTGGTTAAACCCAGAATTTGAGCCCAAAAGACAATTTAGATATTTGATTGAACTTACAATCGGAGCACAGAACTTGCAATTCCTTGCAAAGTCCGTTGATCGTCCGTCTTATACTGTCGAATCAAACCCTCATAAATTCTTTAACCACACTTTCCACTACCCAGGAAGAGTGGAGTGGAAATCTATTAGTTTAACCTTGGTTGATCCTGTTAACCCAAATGGTGCCGCACTTCTCTATGAGTACCTCTCAAGCATCGGTATTGAGAAGCCCACAAGTGTTAAAGCCGCTATTGGCTCCACGATCACTAAAGAATCAGCTTCCTCTGCTCTTGGTAACTTGGTTATCAAAGAGATGGGAACACGTCCAGGTTCCCCTGAGACTATCGTTGTTGGAAACTGGCAGTTCCTTAACGCATTCTTAACTAGTGTGGACTTTGGCGATCATACATACGAGTCCGAGGACATGGTTGATATTACCATTGATGTTCAATACGATTGGGCAGAGTACCAGCGCGGCGATGTCCAAGCGCGTGGCTCCTGATTTTTTTTAAATAAAACTATTTAAAATATAAGCACAGATACGTTATAATGTGCATAGACTATTTTAAAAGAGGTGTAAATGTCTAGAAATAAGCAGCGAACTGCTGCTGCCACGGATGCTACTGCTGCAACGACAGCGCCAACAACCCCGGCAGCACCAACTTCGCTTTCGTATATAACTCCAACAGAATTTGTTGAACTTCCTTCTCGTGGCAAGTTCTATTCCACAGATCATCCCCTTTGCGGTAAAGAAGTGATTGAGATGAGATACATGACAGCAAAGGATGAGGATATTCTAACTTCCCCTGCTTTGCTTAAGAACGGCGTAGCGATTGACAGATTGATTGAAAACCTTATCGTTGACAAAAACATTGACGCGACCAGTTTGCTTATTGGTGATAAGAATGCTATAACACTCGCTGCAAGAATTTCCGGTTATGGGGAGCAATATGAAGTAAATGTTACTTGCCCTACTTGTAACACAAGCATCGATCATACCTTCGATTTATCTCAAATTCCACATACTCATGGTATTCAACCTGATGATGATACTGAAAATATTTCGCTAACATCAGAGGGAACATTCGCCGCGACCATGCCTAAAACTCAATTTACTGCTGAGTTTAGATTGTTGAATGGTGGAGACGAGAATTTCATCGAACAAGCAGCCTCCAGGCTCAGAAAATTAAATTTACCAGAGTCCTCTTCTACAACTTTGCTAAAACAGCTTGTTGTTTCTATTAACGGAGTAAATACACCCTCAGAGATTGCCAACTTCATTGACAATATGCCAGCGCAAGATGCGCGTTTCCTGCGTGCCTGCGTGCAGTTGGTTACTCCCAATGTTGAGATGACACAGAGCTTTGAATGTACGTCTTGCGGTACGACGACCGAAATGGCGGTGCCGTTCACTTCGGAGTTTTTTTGGCCTAACTGATGAGTATATGACATCTGTCTATGAGCAGTTCTTTTACTTAAAAATGCACGGAGGCTGGAGTTTCATCGAGGCTTATAATCTCCCAGTTAAACTACGCAACTGGTTTGTTAGAAGATTATCAAAACATTTTGAAGATGAAAACAAGGCTTACAAGGAAGCCTCAAGAAAAGGGTAATAATAAAAACGGGCAGAAATGCCCGTTTCTTTTTGTGTGAAACTATTTATAAGAGATAAGTATACTCGGAGGTCTTTACAATGAATGAACCAAACGACTTGGTTGAAATTGAAATTAATTTAAATATGAAAAAAGAGGGACTTTTAAACGAGTCTGGTCTTGCAGCATTTGGTGGACAAATCGAGTTGATGCTCCAAGGAATGTTTGGGCGAGGTCGCATGCCCCCTGTTAGAATAAGGGGCAAGAGAAACGATGTTGAGTTGTTTAAAGCTGCTTTGGGTAATGAAGCAAGGTATCTTAAAGCAATGAAGAAGTACGGGCTTAATGACCAAAGGACTTATAGAAGCAAGTCTTCTTTAGATAGAGCCCTTCAACAATTTGAAAAAGCTACTGGAATTCCGTGGCCATTTGCGTAGGAGGTAGTTAATTATGGCTGAAGACGCCGGTAAACTTTTAGATAAAATACTACTAGCAGCAAAGAAAGCCGAAGCGTCTGGCTTTGGTGATTTTGCTGATCAATTTTCCAAACTCTCTGAGTCTCTTGTCGAATATTCTGAATTTGGAGATATCCTATCAGCCGTTAACGCAGAGTTTGATGATACAATTGAAAATTTCATCAAGCTATCAAAAGCCTTCACAGAAGCCAAGCAAGCCGCCAATAATTTTAATAGCAACTTAGATAAGACCATTGTCAGCCTGACTGGTATAACTGATGGCTCTGACACTCTTGTTGGTTCTTTCTTTAAATTAAGAAAATCATATAAGGCTTTAGAGGTCGATGCTGAGAAGCAGAAAGAATTATATGATGCCCAAGTAGAGGCAATCGCTGAATATGTCGATAATCTTGATTTTGCAGCCTCCGCAGCCGGAGCCCTTTTTAAAAATACAAAAAAACTGCTCATTGCCAACGATGAAGCTACGGCTGGCTTCGCCCGCGCAACAGGTATGGGCAAGTCTTTTAACAAGCAAATTTTGCAGCTTGAAGCAAGCAATCGACAATTTGGTGTATCCGTTGAAGACTCAGCCGACGCATTGCAGAGCCTTGTAGAAGGTCTGTCTGGTTTTGGTTTAATGGGCACTGAAGTGCAGAATGTGCTTGCCGATGAGGTGGCACAATTAGAGCGTCTTGGAGTCTCTGGTAATACTACTACGGGTGTGTTCCAAAGCCTAACAAGAACATTCGGAATGAATGCCGAACAGGTTACTCAAGTCACAGAAGAAACGAGAGTGCTTGCTGGTGAGCTTGGAATATCTGTTAGTGAGGCAGTCGGCAATCTCAACAAGTCTCTGCCTAAATTAGCATCTTTATCAGCAGATCAAGTTGTTCCAGCATTTAAAGAACTTCAAGAAAGAGCACTTGAAACAGGAATCTCTGTCAACGAATTGGCTGGTATCGCAGAAAGATTCGACACATTTGATGAAGCCGCTAAGGCAGCAGGTAATCTAAACGCTGTTCTCGGTACACAGATGTTTGACACCATGGGTCTGCTTGAAGCCCAGTTAGAAGGACCAGACGCAGTTATCGAACAACTGCGACAAGGTTTGTTAGGCTCAGTTGGTAGTTTTGAAGAATTAACAGTGTTCCAAAGAAAAGCAATTGCTAACGCAAGTGGGCTTAACGAA